TCAAAAGCTGTAATTGTCTTGGTCTAAGCTCACGACCGAAATCAGGAGCGATAAAATCAGCAGTGCCGTAAACAAGTAAAATTTCATAACCAGGAGGTAAATCTACGCTTGTGTTTAAGCTTGCAAATCTACTTACTGGTTTTGGAACGTAAATTTTTACACTGCTCGCACCACTTGGCTTGGGCCAGAAATTTAGCTCACCTAATGGGTTTGCAGGATTGTAATAAAGCTTTGTTGGAATATCAGAAGATGTTTCTTTATCGGGAATTTTTGCCCACTCAGCTTCTGTAATAATATCAATTGGATATTCAATATTATTTGAGACATAGCTTGCCTTGCTAATGCTAACAGGTCTTGTAAGATTAAAATCACCGCTTGATCCAATAGTGTAGGTTTGTTGACCTGAAATCAAAGTAAGATCATGAATCTCGTTTTCATAGATCATGAGCCCATTGTTTTTCCATGAGTCAATCATGGCATTCATATCATCAAGCGCATCGCTTGCCATAGCAGCTTCAGCGCTCTCACCAGAAGCAAGAACGCCTATCTTTTTAAGAGTTCTTTCGACTAAGTCTCTAACAGTCATTTAAACCTCTAAATTCTGCTCTTGAGCCATTTCCCTATGTGGCCCTTAAAAGGCCTGTTAAAATCCCAATGAGTAAGTTCTAGCTCAGGATCTAAAAGAACTTTTCCTCCTAGATCACGCCACTCTTTACAAAAATAGGAATCCTCTCCATAAAGGTGACCTTCGGTGAAAAGCATTTGAAAATAGCAGTGAGCAGTTTTTCCGAAATGTTCATAAGATCTTTCGGGATGAGCTTCTTTTAATTTTTCAAATACTTCTCTTGATAAAGATAAAAAACCTCCTGGCAATGTGGCGACTTCAAG